TGTATTTATTATCAAGAAACAAATTAAATCTGAATACCAAAAGAAATTGGAAGATTTCTTTAAAATGTTTGGTTATAAAAAGAATGAAGTAAAAACCCCTAATTTCCATACGAGACAAAGTTGGAATTATGTTGAAACAAAGGATTGTAATATTGTTGGTAATTTTAACACAGAAGATTTAAATGAAATAAAAGCGGTGTTTGATAGAGGTATTACACTATGGCATACAGATGATATCGGTAACTATAATTTAAGTAATGAGGTGATATAATGTTTAATCAAATAAGTATGTATATGAATCCTAATATGATACAAAAGGATGTTGGTAATTTTTATTATTGGCATTATGCAAAGTATCTATCGCAATTAACGTTTCAATTATTTGAATGGGAAAATCTTCCCGAAACAGTTGACCCTCGTTATTTAGAAATGATGTTGCATACTCATGGATATGTAGGATTTTATAATGATAAAGAATTAGGATACATGGCAGTAAATGGCACAGCGGGAACGCATATTAACCGTTATTTACAACCAACTAAATTCGAAACGGCTACGCCTGATTATACAGGTAAGAAATTTGATATCTATAATTTTGGTGATAAACTTGATTTAATCAATAGAGAAAAAACGGGTGTTGTAATATGGAATAATGATTTGCATATTCCCACAATGGATTCCGTTATCATGTTTGCTAAAAAGTTAGCAAATGTAATGGAGATTATTGACATCAATTTAAACGCTCAAAAGACCCCTGTTTTAATTACAGCGGAAGATACGAATAAGTTTTCTCTTATGAATGTTTATAATCAATATGAGGGAAATGCACCTGTTATTGTTGCTAATAAGCATTTTGACCCTAACTCTATTAAGGTATTTAAAACAGATGCACCTTTCGTTGTTGATAAAATGAATGACCAAAAGAACGCATATTGGTCTGAATTTCTTACATACTTAGGAATACGAAATGTTAGTATCGATAAAAAAGAAAGATTGACAAGTGCGGAAGCAACTTCTGGTGATGAAAAAGAAAAAGCATCAGAAAATATCATGTTAAAGGCTAGGTTAGAAGCAAGAGACAGAATTGTACAATTGTATCCTGAATTAGAAGGATTAAATGTTAAAATGAGAACAGATATTCTTCAATTATATATGGAGAATGACGGATTTCCTCTAGTTGGAGGTGAAGAAAATGGCAATGTATAGTATTGAATTAAGAAGATACATAGACAACTTCACAATTTATGAAAGACCGCAACCTCCAATAAGTAAAAGAATTGAAGTTGGTCAACCACATTTGTTTGATTTTGATTATCCTTTCTTTGATGAAAGTAAGAGAAAAGATTTTGAAAAAAAATGGATTAGACGTTTTTATATGACGGAAATTGGTTTTGAAACATTTGAGTTGTTTAAGTTTCATTTAGAAAATTGGATGAATGAAAAAATGCCCTATTACAATCAGAGATTTAAAAGTGAGTTAATTGAATTTGACCCACTTAAAAACACTGAAATGACTAGAAAGAAAGATCATTTAAAAGATGGAACTTCTAATTTAGATTCTAAAGAAGATGGTCAATTTGAAACGCATACAGCAAATGATAATGAATCAAAAGCTAGTTCCACTGGAAACATGATTAGTGATGGTACTGTTAATAATAATGGAACATCAAAAACAGATGAAACGGGAACGAAAAAAGGTAATAACTCTAATACATCTGATGGAACTAATTTTACTAGAGTGCTAGAAGAAGATACACCAGACGGAAGACTTGATATCACAACAGAAGACGGAAAAGGGATTATCCGCTACGCTTCTAAGATTAATGAGAATACTGGTAAAGATCATAATCAAGAAAATATTAGTATTGATGAAAATACTAGTAAAAATGGTACTGGTGAAACAACGGATAAAAGTGTTACACACGATGAAGCGAATTCTAAAACTGATAGTAATTCAGAAAGCCATGATGTTGGTAAGGCTACTGGAACAAATGGAACAATTGGTAATAAAAACGGTAAAACAAATGAGAAGTTTAACGAAAATGAAAATTATGTTGGTAAAATCGGAGTGGAAACATACTCTGAAATGCTAACTAAATATCGTGAAACATTTTTAAGAATTGAAAGTGAAATTTATGATGAGTGTAGAAAAGATTTATTTATGCTCGTTTATTAGGAGGGAAAATATATGACAAGACCAGATTTAAAACCAATTCATGGTATGCCGGGGTTCATGCAAGAGTACTATAGACGTTATCTACCTAGCGCCTTTGACCCTTCTATGAATATATACGAGCAAATGATACAAGTAATCGAACATTTAAATCAGATGAATCTTATTGTTGGTGATATAGCCGAACAATGGAACATTTTATGTAAATGGATTATGAATGAAGGTTTGGATGAAGCTGTTAGAAAGAAATTACAAGAGTGGTTGGATGATGGAACGTTAGAGAAAATTATTAACGAAGAGATTTTTCCACAGTTAGACACAATAACTAAGGATTGGATAAATGTTAAAACACCACCCAAACCGTTAGTGGGTTTAAAGGGTGATGGTAGTGATGAAACGGAAGCTATTACTAACCTTTTAAATGCTTGCGGTGATAGAAATGTATATTTCCCGTTTGGTACTTATACTGTTTCAGATGAGGTTGTTATTACAGCTAGTAATATGAACATTCAATTTAGTAAAGGTTCTTTGGTTACTGTTATTGACAATGCTCCTTTGACAACGAAAGGATTAAAAGCGAGTATTCTAGTGTTCACTGGAAATAATGTTACCATTGACGGTTTAACGGTTCATGGTAATATTCAAAATAATTATGTTAAAGTTGGAGAAGACAAATATTATACGGCCTTTCCGAATATGCCAACAGAAAAATATGTTGGATATACGGGTATTCGTTTAGGTGGTAATAATATGGTTTTAAAGAATTCAAAATTTACATGGCTATCATGGAGCGCAATTCTAGTCGATACAAAACGAGATGACACATTGACTAATAACATTTTAATAGATAATTGTTATTGTGATAAGATTTCAGAAGACCAAATATCGATTCATCGAGTTTCTAATGTTAGTGTTAAAAATTGTTATTTAAAAGACCCATTACATCACGGTATACATATTTACTTTAAAACAAATCATGTTACCGTTGAAAACAATAAATTACATTTAACAAGAGGAAATGCTTTCCAATTCTATCCAAACCAATTAAACACAGAAGCTTGGGGTGGTATTGGTGTTGATCATGCTTCATATCCTGAAAGTGATTGTAAAAATACAATTGTAACAGATAATATATTGACAGGTGAATTCCAGTTCGGTATTGAAGTAATGGGATTTGCCGAAGATGTGCAAATATCGAACAATATTATGAAATTGACTGACCGTGGAGACGGTGTCCGTTTTGCATCTCCCCCTCAAGGTGTTGCGTCTGTTGAATCAAATCATTTTATTGGTTGTCGTCGAGGTTTTTCATTCTTCTGGAATCCTTTAATAAATCCTGTTGGTGAGAGAATATATAAATACACAACTCTTATTGTCAGAGATAATCAATTTAATGGCTCAATTGAAACACATTTATCTATTGGCGAATCACAAAAAGAAACCGATGCTAACCCAGTACCAAAAATGAGAGTTGTTATTCAAGATAATAACTTTAAAAAGGGTTCATCTACAGTTAGTTATTCATTGCATATGGATACAGATAAAACTTGGATTGATTACTATATTACTGGTAATGACTTAGTAGATGGTGCAATTTCCGCTTATGTTGTTCCACCTGGTAAAGACTATTATTGGATGCTTCAATATTGTCACGGTAACATAGGTATGATTTACAATAATGTGAGAACTGATTCAACCAATCCGACACAAAGGTATCCAGTACCAATAAATGCAACTGAATTTGACGTTGTGTTACCCGAAGCGTTAAAACAAAAGGATAGTTCGTATGATGTTCTTGTTGGGTTAATGTTTGACCACGGTGGTGTTTGGATTCCTGCAAAAACAACTACTGGATTCAAAATCAGATGGAAAAACCCTTGTCCGTTTGATAGTACAACACTAGGTTATATGATTGTGCGATGAAAGAGGGACAAAAGTCTGTGGGGGCAAATGGAAAACAAAATTCCATGTTCCCCATGGATGTTATGTATATAACACAAGGTGAATCTGGTGATTTCTCACATAGTAAAGCGAAAGCAATTGATTATATCCATTTAACAAAATCTGGTGTTAGAACAAAAAGAGCGTGGTATTATGCCCCTGCTGATATGACTGTTGTTAATGCAGGGAGTGCAGGGACAATGTGGGCAACAGATAATGAAGTCAATACCCCTTCGGGAACAAAAAGAATGGTATATATGTTTTGGCATGACAATAATCACAGCGCATATCCAGTTGGAACAAAAAGAAAACAAGGTGAAAAGTGTGGTCAAACTGGTACAGCGGGATTTGCAACTGGTGACCACTTACATATAGAAGTTATGAATGGTTCTGTGTTTGATAAATCTAATGCGGTACATAACTGGGAAGCTTTCTTTGTAAATGATACTGAGATAGTCGTTAATTTTGGGTATGCATGGGCTACTACGAACGACCAAACAGGTATTGATAATGGTACTTGTCAACCACCTAGTAATAGTGGTAATGGAACATTTGACATTAATGAAAGGGTTAATGCTAAAGTTAGAAGTTATAGATCTCAAATAGAATCTGAATGTAAAGCTCAAGGTGTTGGAATGGATGCTGTTCCAGGATTACTTGCGATTATGATGGTTGAATCAGGTGGTGCAGGTGGTGACCCGATGCAAAGTTCTGAATCGGCCGGATTACCGATGAATGCAATTAAAGACCCAGTAGCAAGTATTAGGCAAGGGGTAAAACACTTTAAAGAATCACTAGATACGACCCTACAATATGGGTGTGATATGTGGACAGCTTTTCAGCAATATAACTACGGTATTGGTTATGCGAAATGGATAAGTAAAAGAGGTAAAATTCATACACTTGAGCTATCAATAGAATATTCTAGAACAGTTGTTGCCCCTAGTTTGGGTAATACGACTGGTATAAAAATTGCTTATAACAGACCGGAAGCGATAGAAATTGGTTACCCGTGGCGCTATTTAAATGGTGGAAACTTTCACTATGCTAGGGTTTTGCAATTATACACAACTGGGGATGGTTCGATAAATAGTTGTGGTGGAGATAACACGGGGCAAGAAGAAGAGAAAAATAAAATGAAACAATATGAAGATTGGCTATTAAACTTTGATAGAGTACGACCTAAGTTT